ATTCAATTATATATATATATATAAATTTTTTTTTATAATATTATTAATATTTTAGAGCAATAAAGAGTTAAGTACACTCAAAGAATTAAAAGAACAACTTGAAAATAAAAATACTCCATAAATTTTAAAATTTATTTATCTTAGCATATTTTTATTTTTTTTAATTTTGGTCGTTATATCAATTTATCATCTCAGCTTTGTAGAAGTAAATGAAAGTAAAATTATTCTTAGCACAATTGGCATAAAATAGAATAATTAAATATTTGCATTGTTAGCGCTGATTAATTTTTCAATTAGAGAATACGTGCTTACTTTAAAGTAAAAGATTTTTTTTTTTTTTTTTTTTTTTTTTTTTTCAATTTTTTTAAAATAAGGGTTTGCGTTTGCGTTTGCGTTTTTTTTTTTTTTTGGATTTTTCCTCGCGCGTGCGCTGTCTAGATCTTAAACATTCTTTACTACAACGCTACTCTTTTTTTTCTTCTCTTTCTTTTCTCTCTTTTCTTTCTTTCTTTGTACCATTACATGCAGTGCTGTGAGCATTGCTATGAGCATTAATTAGTTGGATTGCAATGAGTTATATTTTTTAAAAAAAATCAAATTTTGGGTTTTTTATTATGTGTATTGCATAATGTATTACGATAAGCAATACGCATAGCATTGCGATAAGCAATACATTAAAACAAGAAAATTGTCAATAATGTGTTAATAACGTTGTAAGTAATTGGCAGCCACCTATATTAACAATTTGTTTTATGTTTTTTTTTTGCTTTTGTGTTTTTTGCGTTTTACATTTGCTGTTTTATTTAAAAAGGCATGGCAATAAAAAGCCCATTTTCGTTTTTTCGTTCAAAAAGTTTGGTTGAAAGGCCGGTCATGCTGACCGATGGGAGCGACAAATTTTATACCTACATGCCCAACTGGGGCACGTACCGTGATTGCCGGTCGCTTTTCGGCCAGGCATGGGCGTACAACAACTGCCCGGCCGTCAATGCCGTGATAAACAAAAAGGTAAGTGCGTTGACAAAGGCCAGGTGGAGCATAATGAACGAAAAAAAAGACATCGTTTCTGGCAAAAACCTTGGCGTACTGCCCGCTTTGATAAAAAAACCGAACCCTTTGCAGACCTGGGGGGAATTTGTCGCCCAGGCAAAAATCTATGAGCAGGTTTTTGGCGAAGTCTTTATAATTCCCGTAATGCCAGAGTGGTCCACGGACCCGGTTTCAATAGCCGCCCTGTGGGTAGTGCCAAATTGGTCAATAAAAGAAAACATCACCGGAAAACTGTTCGCCCAAACGCTTTCTGAAAAAATAATCGAAAGCTATACGGTCACCTTCAACAACGAACCGTTTGTCGTAAAACCGGAAAAAATGCTCCGCATCCGGGACATTGGCTCAAACGTTACGGACGACATCGAAAAAATACTGCACGGGCAAAGCAGGCTGTACCCTTTGACAAACCCGGTCAGCAACATTGTCGCGGCCTATGAGGCAAGAAACACCATGATCGTAAGAAAAGGCGCACTTGGCATCCTTTCAAACGATTCAAAGGACGTGGGCGGCACCATCCCGATCAGGCCCGCCGACAAAGAACAGCTCCAAAAAGATTTCCAACGCTACGGCCTTACAAAAGAACAATACCAGGTTATCGTCACAAACGCATCGCTTCGTTGGCAAACCATGACGTTCCCAACAAAAGAACTTATGCTGTTTGAAGAAATAGAAGACGACACCCGACAGATAGCAGACGCATACGACATCCCAATGCACCTTTTCGGATTTAAAAAAGGCACGACATACGCAAACATGAACGAAGCAAAAAAATCGTTCTACGACGACACAATCATACCAGAGGCCGAAAACTTTGCAAACGCAATCGCAACCTTCTGCGGGCTGCCAGAAGAACTTAGCCTCGTGCCAGACTACCGCCACCTTGAAGTATTCCAAAAATCACAAAAAGACAACGCCGAAATAAAAAGGATACTCTGCGAGGCATACAAAATACCGTTCGAGAAAAAAGTCGTAACAATGGAAGAATGGCGCAGCGCGCTCGACCTGGACCCGGACAACTTCTACGGGAACACGTTTTACGTCCCGCCAGTTACCAATTACATCGAAACCCCACAAGACCTATCTCAAAATGACAACTGAACAAATAAAACAAAAAAAAGGCGCAAGGCCAGTGTATTTTAAAGGGCTTGGGCTCGAAGGCTTCGACATAAACCTCAACAAAAGGGAAGTGACAATGGCATGGAACGCCTTTGGGGCCAAAGACGACGACAAAGACATAATACTAAAGGGCGCATTCTCAAAATCAATATCAGAACGGGGCCCAGGGTCCAGCACATACCGTAAAATAGCATACCTTAAATTCCACAACTACTCGCTCCCAATAGGCCCAGTAAAAAAAATATGGGAAGACGACCGTTACCTTGTCGCAACAGCTGTCATAGACCCGACACCAGAGGGGGACCAGTCCGTCGTCCAATACCAAACAGGGACCCTCAACCAACACTCAATCGGGTATAGGTACATCTGGGACAAAGGACAATACAGCGAAAACGACGATGCGTTTATATGGAAGGAAATTGACCTTTGGGAAGGTTCCGCAGTCGTCTCGGGCGCCAACGAAAATACCCCGCTGCTCGAAATGCACGGCCTCTCCAAAGAAGGACGAATAACAGAAGCAATGGACAGCCTCGAAAAACTTTTAAAAAACATAGAAATCAAAAACCAATACGAACTTAGAAAAAACATATCAATGCTGTTGGCACTCTCCAATTCCAAAGAGCCGGGAAAACCACTCGAAAGAAAAAAAGAGCCGCAAACAGAAACGATAGATTACGCAATGGTCGCACTGGCCATAAGCAACTCAAACAAAAGCAAATAAAAACCAAAAAAATGAAAAAATTGATAGTTTTCCTCGCAATGGCAGTCCTCTCCCTGCCAATCATGGCACAGATAACGACCATCGCCATTGCTTCCGGGGCAAAAGGGGTGGACAGCCTCTATGGCGCACAGACAAAATACTACTACGTTAAATTGTCCGGGACCTTTGCCACAGTAGCATCAAACCCGATCACAAATTACCAAATCTATGCAATCCAGGCATCAACGTTGCGAAGTGCAGCGCCCACCGGAACCGATTCATGCCAGATAACATTTGAAGTTTCGTTGGACAACACAAACTGGTTCAAGTTCACCGGAACAGTCCCAAAAGTTACAGGGGGCGCAGTATATACAACGGTCCCCGACATGGTGACCACGACCACAAACGGCGCGGCACTGTTCGTGCCCTCAAACTGCTACTACCCATACGCACGCGTTAAATTCCAACACTACGTGGCCACTACGTCAATGTACCCCGTTTGCAAAATCATGCTCAAAAAACTTTAACTAACCTAAAAACCCAAAAAACAATGGCAACAACAATAAACGGGATCACATTGGAAGGCAAAGAAGAAGCCCTCTACAACGTAATCCAGGCATCAATAGCATCTGAAATAGAAAAACACGTCAAAGGCAAAGTGTCAGAAGACGTAATGCTCAAAAACATTAACGAAGCACTCGCAAAGTTCGCCCCAAACCTAAAGGACAACGAAGACCTCGCAAAACTCCAGAAAAAACTCGACGACCAAATAGCGGCCATTAATGCAATGGGGATCGAAATGAAATCCATGTCCGAAAAAAGCGGCGGCAAGAAAACCCCCACCATCGCAGAACAGATCAAAGCACACAAAGAAGCAAACAAAGGGCTATGGGAAAAAATGAAGACGCCCGGTGCGCCCTGGATGGAAATCGAACTCGCCCCGGAAACAAAATCGGCAGGGACAATGCTCGAATCAACAAACATCGGGGCCGGAACCTATTTCCCGGCAGTGTCAATGGAGCCAGGAATCGTTGACCTCGTCCGCCAACGCCCGACAATGTTGCAGTACATGAACTACGCACAATCAAATTCCCGCATGATCGTATGGGTCGAAAAAACAAACCCGGACGGAAACGCCGCATGGACTGCCGAAGGTGCGCTTAAACCGTTGATCGACTATGAATATGTTACAGTTACCTCTACGGTAAAAAAAGTCGCGGACAGGATCAAGGTTTCCACAGAAATGCTCGACGACGTTGAAGGCATCGCAGGCGACATCCGCAACGAACTTAAATACAAAGTTGACATGGTCGTTGACAATTCTGTCATCGCAGGCGACGGGACAAGCGATTCTATCTATGGGGTTACATATTGGGCATCGCTCTACGCAACTACCACAATCAAGACGGCCACGCCAAACAACAAAGACGCAATTTTGGCAGGGCTTACACAAATCAGGAACCTGTTCTTTGAACCAAACTTTGTGTTTGTCAACCCAACAGACATGGTAAACATGGAACTCGAAAAAAGCACCGACGGCCATTATATTATCCCGCCTTTTGCCACGGCCGACGGCAAAACAATTTCAGGGGTAAGGGTGGTCGAAACACCTGCAATCACACAGGGATATGTCCTTATGGGCGACTTTACAAAAGTAAAGGTACGCGAAATCGGCGGTTTTAAAGTCCTTATCGGGTGGTCAAACGACGACTTCGACAAAAACCTGGTCACAATGGTCGGGGAACGCCGCCTCCACCTTTTCATCGCAACCAACGACAGCGCAGGGTTTGTCTATGATACCCTCGCCAACATAAAAAGCGCAATCACGCTCGAATAAACGGGCATTGACAAACATTAAAAATAACCAGACATGGCAAAAGAAAAATCAAAAACCATTGACCTCCGGGAAAAAATTGCCGTAAGGGCAACACAGAAAAACCCATACATGAAAACCGGCGAAGTAGTTGAAGTCCATCCCATCGCCGCAAACGAAGGGATAAAAATTGGACATTACGAACTCGTAAAAGAAGAAAAGAAAACTAAAGCGTAGCGAAAATGGCAAACTACCTGACAGTCAATTATTTCACCTACGGGGAACTCCTCGTGCAAAACATATCCGGCTCGTCGGCCCCTGAAATTGCAAACGCCAACAACGTTAAATATTTCATCGCGGCTTACGAACCGGAGTTCCTCGAAAAATTATTGGGGGAAGATTTGTACGTTGCGTTCTCCGCTGGCATGGCTGTTTTGGTGCCAGAGCCCAAATGGACCGCTTTGAGAGACAAAATCTTTCAGGCCGATGCAGTGGCAGGGACCTACATAAGCCCCGCCGCAAATTACGTATATTACCATATTGTGGCCAAACGCCACAGAATGGCAGCCGCAATGGTGGACAACAATTCAATGTCCAACAGCGCATCTCCAATATACGTTGACGACAAGCTCGACCTCGCCCTTGTCTGGGCATCTATGTACAAGATGTGCACCGTAATCTGGGAATGGATCGAAGAAAACATCGAAACATACACGGATTTCGACCCATATCAGGAAGACCCGTTCGCATGGTTTAACTCAATTGGAATATAAAAATGGAAAGAGTTCAATACATATATGACCAAATGCAGGAAATTTCCGACGACGTTTCTGCGAAATTGGGGATTACATTGCTTTATATGTACGGGACGCCAAAAGAAATCATTGAAAACCTCCGCGAAATATCTTACGACCCTCTGCAAACAACAAAAAAATACCCCATGTTGGCACTCCTGGCAAATATTAAGGAGGAGCGGGGAATAAAAGGAATCATGGCAAGGATAGAGGCAAACATGGTCATTGCCACGCTCACCGACCCAGCCTATAAATCGCCAACAAGGATCGCAACAAACTTTTATCCGGTGCTTTACCCAATATACGAACAACTTTTAAAGTCAATAGCCATAAGCCCTTACTATTTAGAAACAACATGGCACCATATCGAACATTTTAAAGAAGACAACCTATACTGGGGCAAACAAGGGCTTTATACCGAAGAAGGCAACGTGTTTGAAGACCGTATTGACGCGATCACAATTAACAGGATGAAACTATCAATTAAACAACAATGCTAAAAACTAAAAAACAATGGCAACAATCTTAAACGACCCGGGATGCGCAACAACTGTAGGAAACACCGCCACTCCGTCTTGCGATTTGGTCCCGAAAAACATTATAGGGGCTTTCCTTGTCCCCGACACACTTGAGCTCACCTCGTCAGAAGTACTGACCAGCGCGGCTTTTGTTACAAAAATGCAAACCCTAATGACAGCCGCTGCCGCAACGCGGGCCTATCCTTTGCACAACCTTGCACCGGCAGGGGACAACTCAGAGGTTGCGCTTTTTACCACAAACCAGGTGGGCGACGAAACATTTGTCCGCGAAGGCAAGTACAAATGGACATTTGAACTTGCCGACGGCGGCGCAGGGCTTTTGGCAAACATCCGCACGTTCAACATGACAAAGAAAAAGAAAATCCTTTTCTATGACAGCGACTACGTTGTTTACGGAACAAAGTCGACTACGCTCGCTGGCGGTATGAAAGGGTTCAAAATGTCGAAGTTCTTTGCCTCCCACTGGAAGGCAAACGACGGGGCAAACCCTGCAAAGTTCACGTTTGACGTTACACTTGCAGACACAAAGGAAACTACCGACCAGAACCTCGCATTTTTGAAACTTGCCGTAAACCCGGCAGAGGTCATCAAGGGGGTTATCGACGTTGACCTGCTTCTCATCAGCCAAACGCCACTAAAGGCAAACATTCAAATTGTTGAGCGCATTTCCCGCACCGTCATCAACGGCCTTTACTCAACCGAACTGACCGGTGTTGCCTGCTGGATTGCGACAAAAGCTGGGGCAGAAGTAACAGTCGTAAGTTCTGTTTACGACGCAGACCTCGACCTTCACGGCGTTACTTTAACCGGCGCACCGGCAGGGGCGCACGTAATTTCACTTTCGGCAGCCGCAACGCTGGAAGCCCAAGGTGTTGGCGGCGCCCCGGGAGAAGGGTACGAATCCTCCACTGTTGACGTAACTTTTGTACCTGAATAACCATGGAGACAACCACAATAAAGATGCACGCGCACGGCTTTTTGGCCGTGTACGTGCAGTCTTTTGAGAAAGAAAAGGATTTTCTGGACGCAACAGACGATAAGTATTTTCTAAAAAAAGACATCGCAACAAGGAGAAAGCTCCTAAAAGAAATCTACCAGGCCGGACAGGCAATGCTCCCTGTAAAAGAGAAAAAAATTTCTAAAATTGACAAACCAGTAAAAAACAAACCAAAAAAAACTGTTTCCAAAACCTAAAAAAATGTTCAGGATGATGCTCCACGACCTAAGCGTAAACGCCACAGAACTTGCATACATATTGGTTTTTTCCATATCTGTTTTTGGCAGCATAGCCGCAGTATGGATTTCCACAAAAATCAACATAGCAAAAATTGAGACAACCCTAAAGCTAAAAATAACAGAAATTGAAACAAAAATGTCTGAATTTGTTTCGTCAAACACAAAACAAATGGACAAGTTTATGGCAGACAACAAGGACGAACACCGCGAGATCATGCACGACATCAAAGGCATAAGGCAAACCATGACAGACGTTTCTTTAAAACTTTTTGACAAATGACCACAGAAAACAAAAATATCGGAAAACTTTCGCCTTCGTTTTCTGTTTCTACAATGATAAAAAGCCAAACTGCAACAAAAAACAAGTTTTTTGAGCAGTTTGTCCCAAACGATTTTGTTATTGAAAACTTAAATGAGCTTTGCAACGAACTGTTGGAACCATTGTACATGTGGCTAATGTCAGAAAACAGTGGCTCTGTGCTTAAAGTGACATCTGGCTACCGTTGCAAAAGGCTAAACGCAACGGTAGGAGGGTCAAAAAACAGCCAGCACGTTAAAGGCGAAGCCGCAGACATCCAGCTTTTTGTTGACGGGAAAATGCAAAACAACGAAATAGTGTCCACAATATCAGAATTGGGCCTTGAATTTGACCAAATGATCTGGGAACATGGCGGAAAATGGGTACACATAAGCTATTCAAAAGGGAAAAACAGAAACCAGTACATTGAAACATGACAACCGTCGCAACAGTGTTAAGAAGGTTAGAAAGCCTAAACGTTGAGGAAATTGCCAAAAGCTCTGCAAGAAAAAATTTGCAGTACATGGTTGACCTTAACCGGTTGCAGCTTTCAACAGGCGAAACACAAAACTACATGTCAAAAAAACTGAAAGGTTATGCCAACGAAGAATATGCCGATGAAAAGCACTCCATGAACCCACTGCCAGGGTGGGGGTACCCTGACCTAAAACTTACAGGGAGGTTTTATAAGTCGTTTTATGCCGTATTGGAAGGCGACAATATCGAAATAGGGGCAAAAGACGAAAAAACAGGCTGGCTTTCTGAACATTATGAAGAGGACAGGATATTTGGGCTGACCGAAGAAAATAAAAAAATATGGATGGCCGTTGGGTTTTTGCCATACTTTAATAGGCTTATATCTAACCATTTAAGGTTAAAAATGTAAAAACGAGATGGGATGCGGGTGCAAAGGGCAAACAATTGAAAGGTCAAACTATGACAATATTAAAAAAATTGCGCAAAGTTTTGCATTGTCTGAGAAACAAATTGTTTGCCTTTACAAAGACAAAGAGGGCAGGTGGTCTTTTATGCCAATCAACTGCCCAGAGTTCAAAACAGTATCGCCAAAAGAATTTGTATCGCCATTGCAGCGAGACGCCACTTGACGTTTTCATCGACTGCCTCGTAAAAAACGAAAAACATAAACTAATAAAGTCAGGGAACCCTTCGCCGGAAGAAATTGAAGAGGCATGGACGATGCTTTTGTACGAATATTACGATGAATCTGGGACAAAATCATACCGAAAGCTCTACGCAATAAACAAAGACATTTTACAGTTGGAGGCCAGGCTTATGACCGTCGGAAACTGCATTGCCGTGCTTTCCGTTCACCCCGTAACCGAATGCGAGAACATACTGAAAAAAATGGGCTACAAATATACTTTTGACCAAGGGGACAAAGAAGGATACGCGAAAACGATTGGTTCTATTGTTTCAAAGAGCAAAACAATCATAGTTGCTTTAAACATGAAACGCGCAGAACGAGACGCGATAATAAAGGCATTCGGAGGGAAGGACATTACGGAGAATGACTTTACAAACAATTTGGTTGAGCTCAGTAGGTTTATGAAGTTTCACATCAGGGCACAAGAGATAACCGTGTCCGAATATGTTCAAATGATGAAAAGCTACATCAAAGAATCTGAACAACTGCAGCAAATTTCCGATAAAATTAAAAAGTAATGCCAACAGCAGAACGCATAAACGACATCATAAACGTAGCTGCCATAAAACAGCAGGTGGCCGAAACATCATCGGCCCTGCACATTGTTTTGGCAGACATGACGGCTATAACAGAGGCTTCTGCAAAACTTATGGTTGATTTTGGGGGCTTAAAAGGGACAAAGGCAATGGTTGACGCCATAAAAGAACTTGAAAAAGCACAAAAAGAAAGCGCGGCCACAAACGAAAAACTCATAAAGACGGTCAAAGAAAAAGAGGCTTTGGAAAAGAAGCTGGCAACGGCTTCCACTAATCGGCAAAAAACGCAAGAGGGAGAAAACTCCATGGTTGCAGAGGCCATAAGGCTTGAAAAGAAATTGGCCGACATGAAGACCGAAGAGGCAAAAATTGTCTTTGAGCTTAAAAGAAGGATTTCAGAGCTTGCCGCAGAAAGAAAGCACGAAGCAGAAATGATAGACGCTGCAACCGGTTCCATAATCGAAATGGAACGGACGACAAAACTTCTCACAAAGCAGTACGACCAGTTGTCGGAAGCAGACAGGCAGGCGTCCGGGGGCATGAAACTTGCCGAGAAAATAAATGTCCTTAACAACGAAATCCGGGAATCCAAAGTTGCCCTTGGAAACATGAAGGCCAACGTGGGCAACTACCACAAAAGCCTTGACGGGCTTAACGTGTCGGTAAAAGGGCTGACGGATTCAGAAAAGAAACTCGCCGCGGCACAAAAGGCCAAAAACACAAAAGAAATTGAGGCCGCACAAAAGGCATTGAACAACCAGCGGCAAAAGGCATTGGCGATTTTGGCAGAACAGGAGGCAAAGGAAACAAGGCTACGGGATGCGATAAACAAAGAGGCGAATACAGTAGAAGAGCTAATGTTCCAGACAAAGGCATTGACAACCGTCCGCAACCGTTTGGACAGGTCAACAAGGGAAGGGGCTGCGGAGTTTGACAGGCTTACGGAAAAGATAAAGGCCAACAAGGCACAGTTACGGTCGTTGCAGGTTGCCACTGGCGGGAACTGGACAAGCAAGCTGAAAAACGGCATATCTGGAATGATCGCCACATGGACTGCATTGACAGCTTCTCTTTATGCGGCGTTCTATGCTGCAAAGAAATTGGTCTATCTTAACGCAGACCTTGACGATTCCATGGCAAACGTCCGAAGGACCACCCAGCTTACAAATGCCGAAGTACATGCCCTGAACAAAACGTTGCGGTCATTCGACACAAGGACATCGCAGACAAGCCTTTTGGACCTTGCCCATGTTGCCGGCAAACTTGGGATTGCAAAAGATGAAATTGTAGGGTTTGTAAAGGCAGCAGACATGATCGGCGTATCCCTTGGAAAAGATTTTGCCAATAACGAAGAGGCCATAAACCAGCTTGGAAGGCTTGTCACAATATTTGCAAACGACATAAGGCCGGACGAAATAGGAATGGAGAAGGCATTGCTGAAAGTAGGGTCTGCACTGAAAGACCTTGGAATTGCAAGCGTGGCAGAAGAAAAGAACATCCTTGACTTTACTAAAAGGATCGGTGGCATTGCCCCTATTGCCGGGATGTCCATCGACAAGGTAATGGGGCTTGGCGCGACGTTCGACATCCTTGGCCAAACGATGGAGGTAAGCGCGACGGCAGTGACCAGGGTTTGGGTCGCAATGTCACAGCACCCAGAGAAGTTCGCAAAGATAGCAGGAAAGTCCGTCAAAGATTTTATAGACTTGATGAGGGTCGATTTCAACCAGGCATTTGTTGAATTTGTTAAAGGGTTGAACGATGCAGACGCTGATATACTGGAACTTTCAAAAAACCTTGATGGGCTTGGAATAGAAGGATACCGTACAATTCAGGCATTGAGCGTGTTAAGCGACAAAACAGGGCTGTACGCGGAGCAGACAAAGATAGCGAAGGAATCATTGGGGGCTGGGACCACTGCATTGCAGCAGTTCCAGATACAGAACGAAACAGCAGGGGCAGAACTTGAAAAGGCGACAAAGGCATTAAAGAACATGGTCGCCAATGAATCGGCTTTAAAATTTATGGCCGGGGCCGTAAGGCTTTTGACGTGGGAATTTGAACAATTACAGAAGGTGTTGAGTGGGCTTTCAACTGCGTTTTTTTCAGGAATAAACCTTTTTATGCCTTCCATTCCAAAGAAATCAACAGCAACCGTTGCTGACGACAAAGACCAAAAGGCAAGGATGCAACAGGAGGCAATAGACATAAAAACGTTAAGCCTTTTAGAGGCAAAAAACCGGGAATCGTTTATACAAGAAAGGGAAAAAACGGCAAACGAATTGCTCAAAATATGGAAAAAGTCAGAAGGGGAGGCACGCGAACATTACGCCGTTGAATACATGTATGCAAAAAAACACGCAGAAAACCTTAGAAAACTGCAAGCCCCAACCGGGAAAAAGGAAAAACTTTCTGAATACAGCGAAGACGGGACAAAGAAAACAGCAGCACAAATAAAATTAGAAAAACAGTTGGCCGCCGAAAGGGCAAAACTGTTGAAAGAAGAAGAAAAAAACGCAAAGAAGCTCGAAAAACTTTACGAGGCCGGCGACCAGGCAATAGAGAAAGGATACCAGTTGCGGGCAGAAGCGGGCCTTGTTTCATTGAAAGAGCAGGAGCGGCACGAAAAGGGCGCAATGGACGCCAGGATAAAGGAAATAAACGACAACGGCACAAAGCAGCTTATAATCGAAGCGGAAATAAACGCAAAGAAAAACAGCCTTACAGATAAACAACTAAAAGAACAAATAGAAAAGATAGAGCAAAATGCAGATCGGCAAATAATTTCCCTCGAAGAGAAAGAAGAGATCATGTACTCCATCACCTTAAAATACATTGACAAGGCGTTGGATGCAGAAAGGAAAAAGGTTGACGAGATAAAGAAAATACAACAATCCACAATAAACAATGTAAAATCTGAAATGACTGTCAGGATAGACACAGACGTTTTGGATCTTACAGAAGCAAGGGTTGGCGAACTTGAAGGCATAAGGGGGCAACTTGAAAAACGCGAGATTACAGTTGAAGAGTTCAGGAAAAAAGAACATGAGATCAACCAAAAATATGACAAGCTCGAAATAGAAGCTACCATAGAAGCTGTAAACACGGCAATTGGCGTTTTGGAAGGACAATATCTTGAAGAATCCGGCCTTGCCCACAAACTTGCCCAGTTAAAGATGGACCTTAACCGGATGGTTGCCGACGACGCAATAGACAACATAGAACGTGAAACTGAAAAAAACGAAGAGGCTTATCAAAAGATTAAAGAAACGGCGGAGGAGCTTTACTGGGCATTGAACGACCTTGTTTCGACGCTTTACGAAGCTGAATCTGTAAAAGTAGATGCAAAGATAGAGGAGAACAAGGAGGCATGGGACGCTGAGCTTGACGCCGCGAAGGGGAACGAAAAGATGGAGAAGCAGATCAATTCCCGGCGCGCGGCAAACGAAAAGAAACTTTCCGAAGAAAAGAAAAGGCTTGCAGCAGAACAGGCAAGCTCAAACAAGGCGTTTGCAATCTTTGCAGCGATAATAAACACTGCGGTGGCCGTAACAAAAGCATTGGATCTTGGGCCACCGTTAGGATTTATAATGGCGGCGCTTACCGGAATACTTGGGGCTGTTGAAATAGCCACAATTGCATCACAGCCTGTACCGCAGTACGCAGAAGGCCGCGAAGGGGGAAAGGCAGAAATGGCAATAGTAGGTGAAGAAGGAAAGGAGGCAATCCAGTACAAAACAGGAGAAGTTTACCTTACCCCTGACACGCCAACGCTCACATACCTGCCAGAAGGCGCAAGGGTTTTGCCCCACGAAGACATTGGCGGCTTTACACGGGCCTCGACCATGTTTTCGACCCCTACGCTGTCCGTTCCAAAAAACAGCTTTACGGTAAACGTGGACAGCCCCTACGCCAAAGAAATGCTTTGGGAAATGAGAAGGAAAAAACAGGACACAAAAATATTCATGCAAGGCGACATGGTTGTTTATGAGACCGGGGACCGCAGGCTTATAGTAAGGCAATGAAAAAAACAGGAATGGACAAATATAGGTTTTCATTGTCGCTCGACGACGGGCACAATTATTCACAGGTGCGCATTGTAAAGCCAATAACCATATCTGGCAAGAAAAACGGAGAATGTTTTGATTTTGAGCGAAAGTCTTCCGAATGGGTTTTTTACCGTAGTGGGAACACTGTTTTATATGATGATTTTGTTGCATTGTTGGCAGCCCCTTCCGATTTTGTTTCACAAATAAAATGCAAGGTTGAGCTTTACGACGAATGGGTTACGCTTACCGATACTTTATTTGAAGGGGTAGTCCCGTTAAGCTCAATAAAAGTCAACGAAGACGAGGGGGGGATTTCTTTCAGCCCGGACACCGCAGGGACATACGAGTGGTGGCAACAGCACAAAGAAGACGAATTTGATTTTGTAAAAGGTGTTGTAAACGAAGAAATAAGCGTAGAAAAATACAGCCTTCAAAACAATCCGGTTTATATTTCAGAAACCCCTGTTTTGCGCACTTTGTACGTTCCATACGTAGGCGGCAGCTATAACAACTTCCAACAAGATGGTTACAGCGACAGAAACACAAACACCCTTAACATTGTTGTTTGGGATTCTGGCCTTGAATTTCAGTCAGGAATGTACACAGATGCTGGGTCGCCTACCGGATATTCTTATTATTGGGGCTATGACCATTGGGTTTGTAGGGTTGACGCAGAAGGGGACATAAAGTATTTTTACTGTATTGCAGAACACACTTCTGCTGCTGAAAATGAGCCGCAGTCAGGTGCGGCATGGCGCGATTTTTGGGTGCAGGTTGACGAACACAATTTCCAAAACGTTGTTTCTCGAATAAGGCAATTACAGGCAAATTTTCCGTTGTTGCTTTATGCACGTGGAGACGGCACATACCAACCTCTGTTTTATTTTACATCAGAAGGCGAAAACGAAAAACAGGTTGGTACAGAGACAAATTGCCCTCTTGGCAAACATTGCATTGCAGGTTCAACTATTTCTGAGCATTGGGACGCATTGAGCTACGAAGGCAACATATTCCTTGTTGATGCCATAAATTACATGCTGACCGGTTCAGGGATTACCTTTGATTCCAGGTTTTTCATGGACGCTACAAACCCTGTTACCGGGACGGCCAATACGTTAAATTATTTAATGTTGTCGCACCGTGCATTTTTAAAAGGCATTGAAACAAATGATACAGAAGGGGCTATTGAACTGCAAGGCCTTGTTGAAGAAGTTTGCAGGCTCTTCAACTGCAAATGGCACATTGACGCGGTAAACGAATATTTGGTCATTGAACACGTTTTGTACTATGAGAACGGCATGGCATACGACCCGCCTTCAACAGACGTTTATACAGATTTGACAGACGAAACTGTTTATTTGCCAAAACGCTACCAGGTATTAACAGATGCCTGCGAAGGGATTGACGGCGAATACGGAAAAACAGACAGGGAATACAAGTACAACATACGGTTGCCGAAAACTGAAACAATAGAGATTTCAGAATCATACGAACCAAAATACACGATAACATACGACAGCGGATTTGGGCAGCACGACGTAAAAGTTGAAAAATCGTTTGATGTTTTAGGGACTGACATTCAATATATGTATGCCAATTTTGAAGACAGCCTTGAAGACGGTTACTTGCTGTTGGCATGTTATTTAGATGGCGGTATAGCCGGCGCAAATACAATTTTGCGCAAAGATGTTTATGTTTCAAGGTGGGACAAAGACGCGGCCCCGCCACAGTATGTCCTTTCTGTGCCTTCATGGGGCAATGATTTTGCAAACGGCGACTTGATGCTTTACAACCTTATGGAGGCGTATTTAATTTACATGAGGTATTTTCTAAAAGGAACAATAAACAATATCCAGTACCTTTTCACAAAGTCTTTCCGTGGCAAAGAGCAGCGCAAGATCAGGTTCCCACGGATTGAAGCTGGAAAATTTGACCCGTTGAAGCCAATAAAAACAAACCTTGGGAGCGGTGTTGTAGATTCATGGGAGGTTGACACCGATACCGATTTTATTAACGTAATCCTGATATACCCAATAGAGGCATGAAAAAACTAAACACCGTGTTCCCTTTTTATGATTCTTTGTCCGAACAGTCCCGGTACAACAGCGAAGACAATACGGTGTTGTTTATAAACTGCCTAAAATCAAAACTCCCTGGTTTTATCTTCACCCGTGACCACAGCGGCGGCACAGCGAATGAGATTACGGTAAACATTGTCCCGTGCAACGGTGGAAACACGATAAGCATCGACGGCGAAGACGTACTTGAAATCGTAAACGGAACATACGGGGAAGACTGGATTTATTACAATGGTTCAACACTTGAAGAAAGCATTCCAGATTCGCCGGGAGGCTATTACCTTGACATTGTTGACACATACGAAACACCCAACAAACATTACTATTCCGAAATCTTTGGCGTCCGGGACAGTTTGTCCGGCCTTGTTCATTTGACGTTCAGCAAGGACGTTGTTTTGTCCGGTATCATGGCAGGTTACGAACAGGAAATTTACATTGACTGCGACATGAAAGCCCCGAAGTACATAAGGGAGGACACCGGTTCAAAGCGTGACGGATTGTTGGTGCGGGAGAAAATGGTAATAATGAAGTCACAAATCGTGAGGTTTTCACAGGTCCCTGAATTTTTGGCCGATGCCCTTACATTGGTACCAATGATGGATTCAGTAAGACTGACGAGGCAGGACGGGGTTGAAATAAGCGCATACGAGGCACAGGTAGGCGACCCGGAATGGTCAAAGGAAAGTTTCGGATGGCTTGCAGACATTGACGTAAACATAATAACAGACATTGTAATTTCAAAACTAAACTTTAAAGAGATGCCAGAATCCACAACATCCAGGCACGTAGAGCCTTTGGCCGGTTCAATGGTTGCACTGACAACTAAGCGGATAACTTTTGAACAGGCTTTTGAAACTTCTGATTATTCATGTACCTTTACGGCGCACGAAGCGGACGGTTCCCCGGCGTTCCCGGAGATCATTTCAAAAACGGCCACATTTATAGAATTTCAGTGCAATGTTGAATGTGATTTGAGCGGGGTTGCGGTTGAATAAAAAAACACAGACATGAAAAGGACAATATTTATTTTTATTTTGGTTTTTGCGGCTGTTTTTTCGTTTGCACAATACAGCCCTACTTTGACCAGCGTAAAGTTCAAAAACGGTGCGACAGACAACGGTGAAATTTGGAAGTGCATCGTTTACGGCACAGACAGCGTAAACGTCAACGGGATAACTTTGCTTCCAAAGGGCATAACGTCAACGTGGACAATATCTGGAAGCAATATATACAACAGCAATTCCGGCAACGTCGGGATTGGTACGACATCACCGACTGCCAAACTTGATATCGAAGCGGGGAATTTAGAGATTGATAATACCACATATGCTAATCAATTTGGAGTAATTACAAAAGGGGGAGAACGATTTATTCACGATTTTAATTATGGAAACAATGGGACAGTGACAACTGAAGGGAGAAATACTTTTGTAGGTGTTAATGCTGGTAACTTTACAATGGGCAGTACTGCTACTTCTGCTTTACATTCTTCATACAATACAGTGGTAGGTTATGCTTCTCTTTACTCCAACACCACAGGTTACCAGAACTCCGCACAGGGTTTTGTTTCTCTTTACTCCAACACCACAGGAAGCTACAACTCCGCACAGGGTGCATATTCTCTCTACTCCAACACCACAGGAAGCCACAACTCTGCACAGGGTATGAATGCTCTCTACTTCAACACCGAAGGAAATGACAACTCCGCACAGGGTGCATATTCTCTCTACTTCAACACCACAGGAAGTTACAACTCTGCACAGGGTGCACATTCTCTTTACTCCAACACCACAGGAAGCTCCAACTCTGCACAGGGTGTGAATGCTCTCTACTCCAACACCGAAGGAAACTCCAACTCTGCACAGGGCATGAATGCTCTCTACTCCAACACCACAGGAATCAACAACTCTGCACAGGGTACACATTCTCTCTACTCCAACACCACAGGAAGCAACAACTCTGCACAGGGTTATCAATCTCTCTACTCCAACACCGAAGGACTATACAACTCTGCACAGGGCATGAATGCTCTCTTCTCCAACACCACAGGAA